ATGAGATTAAACGCGTATTAAGTCAGCAGCAAAGACCGATTCCCAGTCAACCCTTTTAATTTGCTTCAGTTGTTCGAGACTATTAAATCTTTCACCCGATAAGGACATTTGTAAATCTTTGATCTCACGAGCGGTCTTAAGACCAATGCCTTTGATATGGTCTGCGATCATCTGAGCAGTTGCTGAATTTATATTCAAACGATGATCAGGTGGAAATGACCGGGGTTCTTCTTTAGCTGCTTTATCTTTTACCTGGAGAGTTTTTACTTTTTTAGTAGCTTCTTCATCAGGACAGATCTCAGTTTTATAAACGGTGAATAAACGACCATCCTGATCTTCTACCATGAACCAGTCGCCGTTATCCCATTCGCTTATAACTTTAAGGCGAGCGCCTGTTTTTTTGTGTTGGTAGAGCATAAGGACCAGAAGAAGTGTTCTGGTCCTAGTGTACCCTAATTAACTGACAGTGCGATTAATTAAGTAGCTTTCGATATCTTCGTAGCCAGGAGCTTCATCTGGTTGGATGTAGCAGATTTCAACTACGAAATAGCCTACGCGGCCAGCGGCGGAATCACCACTGGAAATGTAGTAACCACCAGAGGTTGCAGTACTGTTAGCAGTTTCTTTTGCAAACACTTTCAAAGTGGTAGCAGCAGTAGCAGCGTAGTTTACATTACCGGCTGTTACACCAGCAGCACCAGAGGCGATAAGGAAAGGATTGGTACCAAAAGCTTGTGATCCTGCAGCAAACAAGATTTCACCAACTTGGCTACCTGAAACCGTAGAGGTTAGGTTTGCTTGAATGACGCCTTCACCAATGCCAGATGCGGCGGTTGGTGAGCCAGCATTACTGCGACCGAATGAAAGTACGTTACCAGTTGCAGCATAAATGCCAGAAGCAACACGGCCATCACCCCAACCAGAAGCTACAGAAACCGCAGTGCGGTAAACATAAGCAGGGAGTGTAGCAGAACCAGAGATTACCATACCGGTAATATCGGTACGTGTATCGTCTTGACGGTAAGGAGAAGGAACGATTACGTCATTCGAAGATGCAGCACCAGCACCGGAAGTTGTTGTAACAGCAACATAACCACGTTGCTGAAAGTAACGATAACCGGGTAAAGCTAATACGCAAGTAGGGCCACCCTTGGTTGCATCATTAACACCATTATCGTTGGTATCAATGTTTTTGTACCAACCGTTTAAAGGCTCTGCCCAGTTGCCTGGGTAGATTTTTTTAGCGGACAAATAAGTCATTTATTTTTTCCTTTGGGGATTATTTCAGTGAGTATGTTTAGATGTCACCATCATCAGAAACATAGCTGAATGCAGTAGTAACAAAGTCCTTATTAAGGGCTTCGAAACCAGCATACAATTGCCAGATTAAGATAATGAAACGGCTAAAGTCATCGTTGTTGTTGATGAGAACTTGAGCGTTAGGACCACCGATACCTACGCCAATTGCTTGAGGACCAAAGAAATAACCTTGGGCAACTTCTTGGGAAGCGTAAGTACCACCTGTACCAGCAAAGGAGGTAGTAACGTTCTTGCTTGGGAAGTTCGTTGATTCGTAGAACTTCACACCTTCGAACTGAACACCAGTTGGCATTACAGGTTCACCAGCCAAGAAGTAAGCTTGACCAGCTTGTGGACCCATGTAGAAACTGGCGTTATTAGGCATCATGGGATTAGCCATGTACATGCCTTGACCGGGGTTACCGGCGTAACGTGCAATTTCACGGAAGTCAGGATCACGACGCAAGTGCATCATGAATGTAGGATCGCATACACAACGATACAAGCCATCAGCAAAGCTTGGTACGTTGCGTTTACGTAGATCCTTAACAACAGTCAGTAGGTCAGTACGTACTGAGAACTGTTGAATATTGGCGGTATACTCAGTTGCAGTATAGGTGATGCGATTAGAAGAATCTTTTGTCTTACCGCCAGGGAAGAAGTAACCGCCTTGTGTGCCAGAAGCTTGACCATTAGCTTCAGCTTTAGATAGTTCGTCAATGAAGACGCGATCGCGCCAACGACGATAATCATCAAGCAGAGTTAAGCTACCGATTGACTGGTGGAACATATTCAAGTTACCAGTATCCAACAACATGCGTTGGGCGGTAACTAGAGTTTCACGAGCAATTTTGAAAGTACTGGGCTGAGTAGGATCGCCAGGATCAGCAGGGCCAGTGTATTCCTTAAGCACCACAAGGACTTTCTCCTTGGTGATGTTACGGCTATTGGCAGTACCGATGGTTTGATCAGCGATCCGTTCGCGGCTATCCTTAGTACCAGGAGTGCCCCAGAACTTGTAACGATCTAGTTGAACAGTTTGACCAGGTTGACGAGTAAAGTCATGAACCACTACTGGTTCAACAGCCATCTCGGCAATGTATGCAGGGTGGGGACGATAGAGTTCCGCACCTAAGATTTTTGGAAAATCATTATCAATAAACATTTTAGTTTATTCTCCAGATTCGCGGGGATGTTTTTACGGGGTGAAAGATTCAGACATATGTATGTCTTATCTAACATGATTTTAACAGCCGGTAATTTATTAAATACCAGCTAATAAATCACTCCATTACAAACAATTTGTTTGCAACGGTTTGAGGTTGAGCTTGGTTCAAAACGCGCCAGGCATTTTGTGGGTCGCGTGACATTGCATCACTGAAATCGCCCCAGAAATTACCAGGAGCTTGAGGAGCTGCAGCAGCAGGAGGTGCAGGGAACTGACCGTATTGACGATAGTCAACAGGTTGTGTTGGATAACCGCGAGTTCCTAGTTCTGCTTCGTTTTCGTATACAGGATACGGACCTTCAGGACCAAAGAACTTCAGTGTGTAATCACTAAGTACATCAGGATTAGTCAGAATTTCGTTGTAGGCCAGGTTCTCCTGGTGCTCATTAACAGCGAAATTGGCATAACCTGTGATTGTATTAGCTGCGCGGTTTCCCCATGCGACGGCGCTGTCCACCATCGCTTCCAGGTTTAGCGCGTAGTTGTTCAGAACTGCCGGAGCTTCTATCCCGAACGCGTCCAGTACTTGGCGGCTTTCCTGCCCCATTCCCACGTAATCCGCGATCTGGTCCAATGACGGATTCGAGGAGGTTTGGGAATAGTTGGGCGAGTATTCCGGGCTGGCTTGCCAGGTCTGCGGAGCCGATTGTTGCGTAGCTTGGCTGTACGCTTGCTGACCGTAATTGGCCGGGGTATACTGTGTCGCCGGTTGCGAGGGTTGAGCCTGGAATGG